CCTTGTATCAGTGGAAAATCGTCGATCTGGATCGCCCGTTCAATTCAACGTGACGGATAATTGACGCATAGGTAATTGCCATGCCCACGCCACGCGCAAAGACAGTCGAGACGACCCTCCGTGCTTTCGAGCTCCGGAAGGCGGGCATGGCCTATGCCGATATCGGTCAGCAAATAGGCCTCACGAAACAACGCGCTCACCAGATCGTCACGAAACACATCGCCGACCTTCTGAAGCGGACCGGCGAGGACGTAGAGGCCGTCATGCGGCTTGAGCTGGATCGGCTGGATCGCATGGCCCTCGGGGTATGGCGCAAGGCCAGCGCGGGCGACGAGAAGGCCATCGGAGCGATGGTGCGCATCATGGATCGCCGCTCAAAGTATCTCGGCCTCGACGCCCCGGTGAAAACAGCGCAGACCAATAAACAGGGCGAAGACGCGCCGATACCGCTCGGTCCTCCCGTAATAATTGTTGCCCCTCCGGAGCCGGAGGATGCCGAAGCATGGGCAGCGCAATATGCTCCACGGCCGACACAGTAGACCTCGTCCAGGCGATATCCGGCCCGGTTGTCTGGCGACCTCAGAAAGGGCCGCAGACGTCATTGGTCGCGTGCCCAGTCACCGACGTGCTGTACGGCGGAGCACGCGGCGGCGGGAAAACGGATGGTCTGCTGGGCGAATGGTTGATCCACGAAAAGCGGGTCTGGGATCACTACCGAGAGGGCTATGCCCGCGGACTTTTCCTGCGCCGTACCCTCGACGAGCTGGACGAGGTCATCGACCGATCCAAGGAGATCTATCCCGAAGTCGGCGCGGTCTGGCGGGCCGCAAAGCACTATTGGCAGTTCCCGAGCGGCTCGTTCCTGCGCATGCGCTATCTCAAGCGGGACGAGGACGCCAGTCACTACCAGGGCCACAGCTACACCCGGGTCGACATCGACGAAGCGGGTAACTTCCCGACCCCGAACCCTATCGACAAACTGCTGGGTACGTTGCGATCAAAGTACGGCGTGCCTTGCCGGATGCGGCTTTCCGCCAATCCGGGTGGCCCTGGGCAATCCTGGATCAAGCAACGCTACATGACCCAGGCCCCACCGATGGTCCCGTTCTTCGACGAGGTGACGGGGGTACAGCGGGTCTATATCCCGAGCCGCCTCAGCGACAACCCACTACTCACCGTCAATGATCCCGGCTATGCGGGTCGCCTACGCGGTGTAGGCCCCGGCTGGCTGGTCAAGGCGTGGCTCGATGGTGACTGGGATTCCACGCCGGAAGGCGGGCTGATCAAAGGCGAATGGCTGCAGCAGAGGTACCGGCAGATCCCGGCCGAGTATCGGCGCATCGTCCAGAGCTGGGACACGGCGCAGAAGCCGAATCAGATCGTCAACGATCCATCCGTCTGCACGACCTGGGTCCAGACCCGGAACAGGATCTACCTGGCCGACTGCTGGCGGGACTGGGTGAACTATCCCGAGCTGGTGCGCGCCGCCAAGGTCCAGGCCGAGAAGTGGAAACCCGACGTGGTGCTCATCGAGGACAAATCGTCCGGTATCTCGCTCATCCAGCAACTGCGCAACGAGACCTCAATCCCGATCCTGCCGATAGAACCCGACGCGAACAAGGAGTTCAGGCTCTTCGCGGCATCCGGCGCGTTCGAGGCGGGCGTGATCTGGCTGCCCGAAGTCGCCCCGTGGGTCCTGGACTACGAGATCGAGCTGACAACTTTCCCCATGTCGCCCCATGCCGATCGCGTGGATAGTACCTCGCAGGCCGTTCGATACATGGTCGCGGGCGTCGCGGACCTCACGACCACGGTAACCGGAGACCGGCGGGGCTCAGCCGACGCTTTCGGCTCCGACCAGACAATCCGGATCGAGGATTCGGGTGCCGACGAAGGGTTCGCTTCCGCCAGAATTGGCGACGCGGGTCATCAACGATACGGGAGACGCCGATGAGCAGCGAAGAGGCTACTGTCCTCGACTTCGAGGAAACCCAACCGAACACGACCGAGGAGATCAGTGCTTCGTCCGGGGATCGGGACATCACGAAGGCATGGATCGACGCGATGGAGGCCGAGCCCAATCCCGACTATGTGATGCGGGAAGAGGGGCTGGACCTCAACAAGTACGCAGAGATTCTGACCGATGACCAGGTGTTTGCCACGTTCCAGCAACGCCGCCAAGCCGTCACCTCGAGGGAATGGGATGTCGAGCCAGGAGAGGAAGGCAACGCCGTCGCCAGTCGCGCCGCCGATCTGATGCGCAAGGATCTCAGCTCAATCAACTGGGACCGGATCACCGACCTGATGCTCTACGGAACGTTCTTCGGCTACTCCGTCGGCGAGATCATGTGGGAGTTCGTCGAGGGTCACTGGAAGGTCGTTGGCATAAAGGTGCGCGACCGCGCCCGCTTCGCCTTCGCAGCCGAAGACCGGCTCCTGCTCCTAACGCCCGCGACGCCGCAGGGTGAAACCGTGCCACGCGAGAAGTTTTGGTGCTATCGAGCCGGCGCGGACCACGTCGACAATCCCTACGGAAAAGGGCTCGCTCACTACCTATTCTGGCCGGCGTATTTCAAACGCCAGGGCCTTCGATTTTGGCTGACGTTCCTCGATAAGTTCGGCATGCCGACGCTTCACGGCAAGCTCGCGGCGGGCAAGATGAACGACAAGCGCTTCGTCCGTAAGGCACTCAACACACTGATGGCAGTCCAGACCGATTCCGCCATCGTGACCAGCGAGGAAATGGATGTCTCCCTGCTTGAGGGTGGACGAGCAGGCCGGGTCGATTACGACGCGCTACAGGAGCGGTTGAATGCGGCGATCTCGAAGATCGTGCTCTCGCAAACCATGACCACCGATCCCGCCGGCGGCCAGTACAAAGGCGACGTGCACAAAAGCGTCAGGGATGAAGTGCTCAAGTCCGACGCGGACATGCTCTGCGCCTCGTTCAACGAAGAGGTCGCCAGACAGTGGACCGACTTCAACTTCGGGACCAACGTACCCGCGCCGAAAGTGTGGCGCAGAACCGAAGACGATGTAGACCTCAACGAGGTAGCCGAGCGCGACAAGACGCTGAAGGAAGTTGGCTGGGTACCCACGCCCGCGAGAATGCTTGAGGTGTATGGCGAGGGGTACGAGCCCGCACCAGAACCGCCGCCCCCGCCCCCCGCTTTTGGCGGCCCCGCAGGCGAATCCCTCATCGATGAGCCCAGCACGCCAGCCGACTTCGAGGAACTGCAGTTTGCCGGCTATTCGCCCCTGCTCACCCGCCGCATGGCGCACCGGGTCAATCAATCTTCGATCAACGTGGCGGCCGAACAACTGGGCGCGAATTTCGATGTAGTACTCGGGCGCCAGGTACGGCGGATCTCGGCCCTGATGGAGGACTCCACCGATCTTGCAGACTTCGCCAATCGCCTCCCGGACCTGATCGCGGAGGACCCGAACCCCGTCACCGTCGAGACTATCCACCGGGCACAGATGTTCGCCCGCGTAATGGGCTTACTCCAACAGCTACGGACCCGCGACGATGGCGACAAGTAAGCTCGACAGGCTTGGCGACTTGCTAGAAGCGGTGGGACTACACCGCACACAGGGCAAGACGATCACCTACGCACCACCGAAACCCACACCACACGGGGTCACGTTCCACTGTGAGCCGGGCCGGTATCCCGAGGCGCGGATCACGTTGCGAATCCCGCGATGAACGTCACTTGTGGGATCTGCAAATGGTACGAGCCCGACTTCGGTATGTGGTGTGCCAACGGGTGGACAAGGGACGGCTCGACAGGCAAATGCCTATCCACAGCAGAGCGCCGCGAGACAACGCGCCGTGACAGCCGGTGCAGCGCATGGGAAGCGGCCATTCCGGGCGCGGGTCCGGGGAAAGATAGATGAAACTTGCAGTTGGATTCGGCGTCACGCCCGAGCAGGCGATCAGGTATTTCGAGACCAAAGGGCTGCGCGCCTCGTGGTCCTGGAAAGACCTCACCGCCAAGGAGCACGAGAAGGCTTTCGTCGTCGCGAAAATGCTCGACCTCGATCTACTCAGCGATGTGCAGAACGCACTGACCGGTGCGCTCAAGGACGGAG